ATAAGTTCCAACACTGGTATTGTAAGTTTCTACAGCCGCATTCTGCTGCACTTGTTGAGCGTTTCGTTGTTGCTCTTGTGCTACAGCTTGACGACCATCAAAATTTGCCTGATCTGCAATGGCTTGATCTCTAATCCTATGCAGTTCATCAACATTTTCATCGTAAGTATCAGGCATAGGCGGGATATTAGGCCGCACTTCCTGTGGAATTTTAGCTTCTAACTCTGTAAGTCTCTGTTGCAACGCTTCGTTCTCACGTCTTGCTGTGTGAGATTCCCGCGTCTTGTCATTGATTGCGGTGTTAAAAACTTCCTGCTGTTCCGGTGTGAATACAACTTTCTCTTTTTCGGCTGGTGCTTCTTCAGCCCCCTCTTCAGGGTTTACAGAATCAAGGTTTACATCTTCAACAATCTCTTGCTCAAGTGGTTCGTTTTCTTCTGCTTGCAGCGTCTCGGTATTCATTTTAAAGCCCTTCAATAAGGTATGTTATAGCCGTGAAAATCACGTATGGAGATATTAACCCCGATCTAGTTAATTGTCAATTTGACCTTGACGTTTGATTTTATGGGCGTACGATAGGTCAGGCCGGACAGAAAGGACTGTTATGGAATTATCTAGTGAAGAACAAAGGGAAGCGTGGAACTTAAATGACTCGCTTCGAACATTAACATATGGCGGGTTTCATCTTGATAAAGAAGGGTACGGTGGTCATCACGCACAGATGATAGCCATCAACAATGGGTGGGTTGATAAAACTGGGTACAAATGGGTTGTTAACGAAAAAGGAAGGGATGCGTTGAGAGCCAATGGGCATCCTGTCGCTGTATTCCTGCCGGCAACGGATACATGGCATGATTTTGAATTTGAATATTGTGTTTTTGACGCAACCTACGAAGGTAAGCCTGCTATTTCAATATTCAAAGCGGTATTCGGTAAAGCTGGCTCCCTGGGGATGGATCCAATACTCAAGGTGAAAGATGTAAAAGAGCTTCATAAATTTTTGGGTGAATGGTTAGATAAAACCGGAAAGGAATCGTGATGAACCTCACAGCCAAACAATTCAACAAAAACCCCGCTGCTGCCTATAGAGCCGCAGACAAGGGCGAAGAGGTTATTATTACGCATGATCGATTTGACGCGGATTTTGTGCTAACGTCGAAGAACGCAGAATATGAAGCTATGAAGAGGCAGAAGATTCTGGATGATATAAATAAAAAGGAGTTCCTCAAGTTAGCAGAAGCTTCTAGAAAAAGCATGAAGAGGAAACAGAATGATTAAATACACCGCAATCGCAGCAGCCCTATTTGTTACGGCCTGCGCGTCATCTTATGAGAAACTAGAAAGCAAGATAGAGGATTACAATACAATTGTTGCTTCATATTGTCGATCCGGTCAAGCTCCGACATGGTTCCACAATGGCGAATATCGTTATTTATTCACCTGCGCCACAGGTCAGACGTTCTCGATTAAGAAGGATTAGGGCGATGGAGTTTATCGATTTCTTTTGGCCTATTTTAGCCGGTGGACTTATAGGATTTCTTATAGCTGGAACGGGGGCTTAAATCCCCCCTTCTCCGTTAATCGTTCCGCCTTGCGCTTCCTGCGCCTCTTGAGATTCACTGATAATATCTGACTGAGTTATGAAGTTGTCCGCAATGCCTGGGCCCGTGAATACGTCAATGCCGGCAGCTTCTCTAATCTTCTTCATCGTGTCAGCCTGGATATTAATGATTTCCGCTTCATTCTTGGCGGTAGCTACGCGCTGTTGCATAGACGCAAGAATATTAGAGACCCGGTTCTGCTGTTGAGACTGTTGGAACTTGGCTTGGTCCAGAGAGATCTTACTTTGTGTCTCAGCGTTCTTTCTTTGTTGTTCATTCTGAGCAAGCTGGAAATTAGCCTGCCTCTCTGACAATTCGAATTGATCTTTCTGTCCCTGTAACTGCACCTTCAAACCTTCTATCTGAGCTTTCTGCGTCTCCGCTTGTGCCTTCTGGACCTCAGCTTGTGCCGCAACCATTAATGCGTCGGGTTGTGGCGGCTGGTTCTGTGCTGCTTGTTGAGCTTCAATAACTTGCTGCTTTTCTTCGACGGTCCATTGTTTTTCAGGAATTTGTCCCGCTTTGAACAAGTCGTTACGCTTGCGCTCTGCCAAAATATCGGACCCAGGTGCAGTCAGGTTAGAAAGGAACACGTCGCCTCCGGTTTGCATAATAGTAGGATCAACAGCAGCAATTTCAAGCATACCAGCAACCGTCTCTGATTGACGGCTTTTAAATGATTTACCAGCCTTGCAAGTAACATCGTACGTTCCTTTTGAAAGGTCGTTCAACATCACTTTCTTTTTTGTCTCTTTATCTAGGATCTCTTTGTTTAAAACTTTCATATCGAAAGTTCCATCTTCTCCAAGAATCCTAACTTGTCTTTCTGTGCTGTCGTAAACAATAGGCATAGCATCAATTAAGATTCTATCTGTATGACAAATACCCATTTCCATAGACGTGAAATATTTACGTGTTCCGGTATCTCCACGCTCTTGCAAACTTTCAATAGCAACACCCGATTGTAGCCCTGGGTTTGTTCCCATAGTTGCATCCGGCAAGCCTGCGCTTAACTGTATCATTACCCGCATACCATTCGATATTTCCCGCAAGCCAGGATTGATTGGTGCACCGCCATTTTGTTGGGGTGGCCCTTGGACTTGTGGGTCATGCTCATAAATTTGCACAGGGTCTTGGTTCGTATTCATCGTTTGTAGTGTGTCTTTATGTGACCCGACCTGTTTATTAGTCATCCAGTATTTAGCACGGGGGGCAAGCGCACCCTCTGCGATTTCACGGCTCATAGAATAGTTTAAGACACGTTGAGGATCTAATAATTTCTCAACAGCACCGCGATAAATAGCTTTATTCTCAACAATCTTGTAATTCGCATATATTGGGACAACAGGAATATGACTAAACACTGTTTTCCTCTCTTCATCCAGCCACCCACCAGCATCGAACGTGCGAATCATTACAATTGTTTTTTCGCGTTTTCGACTTTTATCAATTGTTACTCCATCCGCTGCCAATTCATCGCGAACCTTTTTGAAATTTTCATCTTCTTCATAAACCGCTAGGTTAGTCATGCGATGTATGGTAACTGTTTTGAATTCTTTGAAATATATTTGTCCGACAATAATATCGTCTTTCTTATGATGAAGCACATTGGAATCCCGACCATCACTTAATGACTGTGAGCCACCTTTCGGGAATGTGTCATCGTACGCGTCTTTGGTCATTGCCTGCAGCACATAGCAATAGTTGGCATCTGACTTGTCTTGCTTTTCAGCGCCAGGATCAAACCAAACGCGGTCTACAAAATTATGTATCGGCTCAATAATAAGATCTTGATCAAAACTATTGCCGTCAATAAACTTTTGCACTACACGCCAGCCGTCTACTCCAGACGTGATCATATTACGAGCGGCATTACTATATATCGTTGATGCGTTAGAAATATTTTCGATGTTCCGAATCATGCCGTCCAAAATATCAGCAGTTTCCTCAGACGCCTCACCACCAGCGGGCCTAACCTTTGAATCAAAATCAGCTTTGTCAATCTCGCCCGCTAATTGATCAATTACAGGATTAACCATATCGAAAGTATAGCGTGGCTGGTCAGTTCGGGATTTAATTACATCCTGTTCCCATTGGCCGTCCCTCGTATCAACAAACAAATGCGCTTCTCTAGCGCGGTTTCGGTTATCTGTTTCAACGTCTTGGGCCGCTGTAAGTTTTTCGACTGCGACGCTATGCTTTGAGAAATCCGGCATTATGACCAACCTTGGAAATTGAGGGGTTTAGGTGAAGTTCCTATATCACCAATTCGTTTTGAGTATCGGCGCATCATGTATGCATAACGCATTGCGTCCAATATGTCATCATTCGTCTTTGCAATCTTACCGTTAGCGTCTCTGTGATATTGCCTGAACTCGTCCATTATACCAGGGCAACCACGAACAATTTTAAATTTACCTTTGCTCATGAGATCAGTTATAGCATAGATCCCGCTTTCAACACTAATCCCGCCTTCAGCCCATGTAGCATGATCGTGCAGCATATTAAAGCCAGCGTCTTCGTAGTGGTTCTTTTGTTGCTTCGCATCGTCACGGCCTTTTTCGTGCTGCAGCCCATCATGAGGCCAAGCCGTGGGTATGTCTTTAGACCAAACCTTGGTGGCACCCCACGCGTCATTTGCGGAGGTCTTGCGGGCTTTATAAGCATTAGTGACATAGAACATTTCGTTGTCCCTGTCTTCTATCAGCTTCATGTGTGCCTGCGGATGATCATAACCAAAATCCATACCATCAATAACAAACCAATGGTCTTGAATGTCCGGCATGTCACATAATACGAAATCATCTGATAAGTCATAGATGCGACCGTGCCCAAGCATCGGCGTACCTTTTGTTCTCATGTCTCTTTGGTGTGCTGGGTATTGGGCTAGAAGGCGTTTACGCTTTTCTTCTGACATATGAGGCGCGTCGTCCCAGCCCTTTTGCATAAAGAACTGATCCGGTGACGGTTCGTCCATAAACATGATAACAAGAGAAGTTCTGCCGTTTTCAGGCGTGAACGTGTAAATTCCTCTGCCGCCCTTGCCCCTATCACCGTTGATTGTACGCGTTAAAACCTGCGGCCTGATATCTTGGTCTTTGGGCTCCTCATCTACATGGAACCAGTCAACAATATCACCCATAATGGCGTGCTGACCCTGGCTGTAAGACCAGAACTGGATCGTTGATTTGTCACCACTGGAATGCTTGACTGTTACCGTTCTTTTGGCGTTTGGTGTGCCGCCTGCGCTTTCCCATCCAACTATGCGGTCTTTAGGAACTAGACCACCTTCAAAGGCTCCATTGTCATATTTTCCGAATAAAGCTGTTTGTAATAGATCCCGTGTCTTCTCCATAGAATAACCCATGCCCCAACACATAGGAGCGAAGTCGAACTTGTGCCCCTCCCATCCTTCGGGGTAATCACCAAGCAAATGCGCGGCGTCTATCGTTGTTCCAGTGTAAGTTTTACCGATTTGGTTTGCAGCGCATAAGCAGCTTTCATAATAATCGGCGGTAGAGGCTATAAATTCATGCTGCCAGTCGTACATCTCTTCGTATTGAAATGCCATTAAGCGACCTTTTTTGCGCCGCTTTTTCTCTTCTAGGATATGATATAATTCTTCCGCCCTTGCGCGGGACATTCCAAGGACTCTATTCATTTGCCGGTAACATGCTTTTAAGACGGGCCTCTAGTTGAGAGTCTGATAATTCAGCGATCTCAATTGGACCGCCATCCTTGCCGGTGAATTCGTGCTCCCTTTTATCTCTCCATTCTTTCGGATTGCGATTCTTTAGCCAGAATATAGCCGCAGTTACGTCTGGTGCGTAGTGTTTTACTGTTGGCACGACAAGAGGTACGCCATCGGCATTAAATATTTTGTCTTCTGAATGCTGATAGCCTGTTGCTCTTTCGAACAAGCATCTCTCGACTATTTCGTCAGCTTCATTCTTCCAAAGTTTTAGGGCCTCCGAAAATTCAGGGTGATCTATCTTCCATTTATACCAAGTGCTTTCGACCACACCAAAGAAAGCAGCCATCTCTAGATCCGTCCAGCCCTTTTCTGCGACCACTTTTACTTGGTCAAGATTTACATCTTTGAATTTTGATGGGCGACCCGCTGTCATTTTTCCCCCTAAAATGTTGTTGGCTGTGCGATAGATCGAACTAAAGACATAAATCCTTTTTGTAGATCTGTGTTTCCTTCTGCCGCCCATCTTGCATCAGTGCTTGTAGTATTTTGTATTTTAAGAACAAGAGCACCTACCTTTTCACCCATTTCTTTAACCTCATTCATCAGGTTTATTTCATTCTGTGAAAGATCGCGATACCCTGTAATTTTCTTGTGTTGGTTGTCCATTACCGATTATCCAATACGTAAGGGTTAATTGTTTCCGTGATAATAAACTCTTTTCCGAGAAAATCAAATAGGCAAAGAAAAACCCGCGAAGTGTTTACGCGCTGCCATATCTAAACGACGATATTTCTTCGTCCCCAATCATAAACCCCAAACCCTCAAGCTTCGCTTTGTCCTCTTCAGATATCGATTCGGGATCTATACCACAAATAAATAATTCATCGTGCGCGCAATTTGTTGGGTTTTCTGGGTTACCGTACTTTAGAAGTATTTGTAGCGCTTTTATTAAGTCTTCCATTTCACTCTCCACTATCCAAAAGAAGCAGTTTAGCCTTTTCCATTATCCATAGAACATCGCCGCCGTCTGAGATTGATGACGCAAAATATAATTCGCCGTCCTTGTCCCATCCCATAATTACGCAATTTTCCAATTCTTCTTTGGCGGCATCGCAAATTCTTTCTATTGGAACATCTAATCTCGTCACGCCACCAAGCGGGATAACATTATCACTCATCACAAGCTCCTTGCCAGCGCATCTTTTTTGGCTTTTAAGATGGCGTCGTAGAATTTAACCGGCACGCATTGATATTCTTCGGGGCTGACCCCGCGCCCGTAATCGTTACATTCATCGGCTGTCATTCTGTCGGGGTGCGCGTAAATTTCACCACCTGATAGCAGGAACACGATATAGAACATTTTAAACATCTTACTCTCCTTCGTTGGGGTTAAAAGAATGGAGCGAGGATTTTTCCCACTTCGATTCCTAGTATTGCGCAAACTACAAAAAATATTATTTGCTGCTTATCCATCACCATCTCCTAGAACTCTGCTTTTTGCCATTTTTTGAACGCGATGTGGAACCTGACCTTTTGCCAGAATGTGAGGTCGTATTCTTTGTCGTTCTTGGTAAAGACATAGCCTTTGAACCCGTAAAGGATAAAAAACTTCTTGTCTTCGTCGTAATCCATAAGAAACGACACCCCATCGCAACCCCACTTCTCCGGCTCCTGGTAGATAGACTTGAGAATGTTTCTGAATTTAATTTTCCTCATTGGTTTGAACCTTCCTAATTTTACTTACTCTGTCCTGAATATCGTCGTATTTGTTTTGTCGCCAAATCTGGAACCAGTATTTTCTGAGTTTGGGGAGTTTAAAATGTCTATCCCCAGCTAAACTGTTGGCAACAGACAAGTCAGCCTCTTCTTGCGAGTTAAAACCGGAATGTCTAATTCTGCTAAGGTCATAGTAATAAGAACACTCAAACATATCATTTCCTCCTAAAATCCACACGGATCACGTTGTTGTACGGGTTTTTGTCGTATAGGCCGCAGTACCAATTTAGGTAAAAGTTGGCCCATGATGTGAGTAGGTCTTGTTTAGTCATTTTCATAATCCTAACCCTTCGTTTGCTTTTAGCCGTTGCCGTTGCCGTCGCCGTCGCCGTTGCCGTTGCCGTCGCCGTAGCCGTCGCCGTTGCCGTTGCCGTAGCCGTTGCCGTTGCCGTAGCCGTCGCCGTTGCCGTTGCCGTAGCCGTTGCCGTTGCCGTCGCCGTTGCCGTCGCCGTTGCCGTCGCCGTAGCCGTTGCCGTTGCCGTCGCCGTCGCCGTTGCCGTCGCCGTAGCCGTTGCCGTTGCCGTCGCCGTTAAAATCATCTTTGAATAATGTTATTGTTTCCATCATTCTTGCTCCGCAACTGGCGAGGATGTAATAGACTTTTTACCAACTTCGCTGCATTTGATAATTTCACAAGCGTCAAGAAGGGCTATTTCTTTTAACTCTGTGGCTATTTTACTATCACCATGTTTAATTCCAAATTCAGCCGCCGCCGATAAAGAAATACTTTCATTACACCACCAACGCCACATGCGGCGACTTTCTTTCAATTCTACAGTACGGCCCTCGTAATCAACAAGAATTCCTGCGTGTACTCCAGCATCCCGACAACGCACAATGACATAATCGCCAATCATACGCTTACTTCTTGTTTGTTTTACTGCCACTTCTCCGTCATCGATAAGATTGGCAAGCTCTAATAATTCTTTGAGTTTATTAATATTCATAATCATTCCCTTTGTGTTTTGTTGGTCGTTTGGTGTTAAATGTCGCCCATTCCTGTGCGCACTAATTGCCAGCACTTAACTTTGTTACGCTTAAACCGTTTTGTGGCTTTTAATGCATAATATCCGAATGTTTTGCATTCATCGGTATCGCCTCGCATTAGTGTGATCCATTTACCGTCTGAATAAACGACTTCGCCTTCACATGGCGCACCACCGAATACTCCTTCGTCTTCGATATCAACTAAGTCGCCTACGGCTGGCGGGTTCTTGAGGTCTTTTAAATTTATATTAACTGTCATGCCTGTTATCTCTGCTTTCAGTGTTACACTATTGAATAGCCTTCTTCGAATTCTTCGGCGGGTGAGAATGATAAATATCCGCCCTTATAAACAACGAAATAACCGCCAGCGTAGGGATTGTGCTTTTTCATATATTCAGACGACATAAGCTTAGGCATAAAACCCTTATCCGCGAATATTAATTGTGCAGGAACATCCTTTGTGCCGGGTATTATTGCTCTAATTTTCAGCGCCCAAACTTCTTTGTGACATTTGTATTTTGGCATTTTTGCTTGTGGTTGGTCACTCATTTATTTTCTCCTACTTTTCAGTTTTGTCCGGTTTATGCGTCAATTGCGCCCGCGCCCGCATGAGAGAAAACTACTTATTATGTGTTCTCACAAAGTTCTCTATATAATTGCGGATCATCATCTCCACGACTTGGCTTTTATCCAATCCAGTATCGCCAGAAGCCTTTTCCAGCTTGATGATAGCGCTGGGTGTAAGTGAAAACCCGACCTTTACTTTTTTAACTGACATATTCTGAAAATCTCCCGTTTAATTTCTCTATGTCTTACTATAGGGATGCAACCTATGTCCTGTCAAGTAGTATAATGAGGGAAGGTATCGAAGAAATATTAAAGTATCTATCGTTTTAAAGATTGACACATTTAATAGGTATTGATACAAATGACACATAGAGAAACCAAATAGGATAAATAAAATGACACAAACAATGAATCAAACAAGAAAAACGTCAAGGGTTACAGAATGGCAGGACAAGGCAATCCATGCAAAATCAACAACTTTTGAACTGCGCGGCAAAAGCATTGGAATTATTTCACCTGATAAAAAATTTATTGAAGAATGCTGGAATGTTTTGTCTGAACATTTCGAATGCGGCCAAAAGTGCGACATAAAAAGGCTTCAAGATGTCGTCATGTTTGAATCCGATATGGTTGAAACAAAATGATTTACATCTACACCCGTGTTTCCACTCAAGGCCAAGCGGAAAAAGGCGACTCAATAGCAGGGCAAATTAAAAAGTGCCAAGCATGGGCCGTCATGGAAGATATCGAAGATGAAATATGCATCTTAGAGGAAAAGGCCGTTTCAGGTGGCATCCCATTACCGGAGCGCCCGAAAGGAAAGGAACTTTTTGAAAAACTAAAAGATGGCGATTTTGTTATTTGTTACCGTCTTGACCGTCTTTTCAGGAACTCACTAGACGCTTTGCAGGTAACAGAAGAGTTTACAAAAATGGGTGTTGGCCTTGTCCTACTTAATATCGCTCATAAAGATATTACCCGTGACGCCGTTGGCAAACTAATACTCGCCATCCTTGCAGCCGTTGCAGAAATGGAAAAAGAAACAATCCGCGCTCGCATGATGGATGGGAAGGAATCAAAGAGGGAGAAAGGATTCTGGTGTGGCGGGCGGCCTCCGTTTGGTTATGAGATCAAAAGATCAGAAGCCGGGTCTATTCTGGTCGAAGTTCCCGAAGATATGCAAATTATAAAAAATATATTGTTCGAGCATCAAAGCGGGGACTCATATCGGGATATATCTAAAAATCTTCAATCTGAGTATGGCATTCAAATGTCATTCGCCACAATCGGACGAATTATCAGAAAGGATTATGAACAATGAAATGTTTTGAATGTGATGCACCCGCGCAATGTGACCATCATGTAATACCAAAAAGTCTAGGAGGAACAAAAACAGTTCCTTTGTGTAGGCCATGCCATAGCAAAGTGCACAGTACAGATTTAGTTTCTATGATTGGGCTGCAAAAACAAGGCAAAAAATCACGTAAAGCCAAGGGCGGTTATGTTGGTGGCGTTGTTCCTTTCGGCTGGCGTTTCGTTGAAGATCCATACAATCCAACGCGAAAGATTAAGGTTAAGCATATCGAAGAACAGAAGATAATTGCAGAGCTTAAAATCTGGATTTCACAGAAGCGCACTTATCAAGACTTTTCCAATCTAATGATCATTAGCGGGACAGATAAAAACCCCTCGGCTTGGTGCAAAATCCACAAACGAGAATCTTAAACACACCGCGCATTAGCGCAACGGAAAGGGAATGAAAAATGGGACATTTAAAAGAAAACCCCGATTTGATGTTTTACCAAATTAATTCATTGAAGGCTGAAAACGAACGATTGCGAGATGTTTTACTAAACGCCTCCAATTCAATGTCCGAATTTGTGGGATCGTTTTATCAGCGCCAAGATGTAATGGAACCTCTCAAAAAAATTGAGGCAGCAGCGAGAGAGGCAACAGAAGCCCTAAACGCCCCAACTCGGAAGGATGAGTTATGAGTGATATTGTTGAACGGTTGAAAGGTGCGGCTCTTGAAGAGTCATTTAGAAAACCTGAAGAAACACTTCACGGGGAAGCCGCCGCCGAAATAGAGAAGCTACGGGCTGAAAATAAAGACCCACATCACGAGGGATTCATGCAATGCGAAAATGAGTGGCGGCAAACTTTGGGATTCTCTGATTTAGGGGAAACTAAAATTAGATTAGATCAAATGCGCGCCGAAAACGCAGAGCTAAAGGCAAAGAACGAAATGCTAGAGTTTATTGAAGGCGATTGCTTAAATTTAGAGTGCCATTCAGCGCCAACAGGCGGCGATGATTCAGAAGTCACTTGGGCGGTATATGGTCATTATATGGCACCGCCTCAAAAGAGACAGCGCGGTTTTGGTTTCACTGTTTCAGAAGCTATTCAAGAGGCCATGAATAATGAAGAATATTAAACTGCCAGAAGCGCCGAAGAAATGCGGAACATGTGACGGGCGCGGAGAAATTGGCGGGTTTGTTAACGCAGAAAGCGGACATCAAACAGATCCATGTCCAGATTGCGCGCCGAAGGAAACAAAATCATGAATTTACTGGAACTAGCGGAAAAGGTCGAAATTGGGGAATCCGAAAAAGGATTTCACTACGCATGTGAACTTGTACGAGAGATAAATGAGGCTGGCGTACCTGTCACAATGGCAATGGTTGATGGCTCAATAGACGCCGTTGAAAAGCTGCGCGCTGAGTCGTTGCCTAATTTTTATCCAAAATCTTCGTCTGTCCAAAATGTTTGTGAATGTGAAATGGTCAATTTTATGGATGATCATCTAGACTATCGATATTATTACGGAGAGGCTAAAACCGAAGCTCTCGCCCGCCTCGCCGCGCTTTTGCGGGCAGTTCACGCCGAAAGGGAAAATCTTGATAATTGTGAGATTTGCAAAGGCACAAAAGGCGGCGTCAAAGGGAACGAAAATATAATTGATGGCGTCGTAATGTGTGATTATTGCGATGCCGAAAAGATGAGTTCCTAATCTCACCGACTGATAGACGCACAAAAGCCGCTAGATTTAAACCCTAGCGGCTTTTTCTTTACTTGTCGTTTATGAGTTTGTCGAATTCATCAAATACTTCCGTAATTTTATCAAGTTCATATTCTTGATTTAAAATTCTCAATACCCCCGTCAACTCTTCCCGCGCCTTTTCCAAAAGATCCTGCGGCGTGGGCTCTGGCTCGGTGTAGGGTTTCCACTCACTATTAACCAAGTCCTGCATAAGACTTACTATATCTTCAACATCAGCCCATTCCTTGTGAACATCTAAACATTCAAACTTTCCATCATATAAGCGAACTATAATTTCAGGACTGTCTAATAGATGGATTACACCTCCACCCCTCAAATGCGCCAACACATCAAAAGGCTTCTCAACGGCATCTGGATGTGCATATCTAACATGCTCACCATTTTCATCGCCGTAAACGCATAGCGTCAAACCACGCGGGAAACCGTCGATATAATCGGCGCCGCCGCTAATGCTTGTGATTTGATGGCCGGTGAAAATATCAGCACCTTCGTCATAAGCCATAAGTAGGCTGCCAGCATCGCAGCATGCATTTAACCAGTTTAGATCGGGCTTTGGCTGGGAGAGGGCCGCGATTGCTTTTTCTAGAAGAGAGATAAGGAACGGGTGTGTTTGGTCGTCCGATCCATCTATCCATTTTTGCACACATTCCACCAACTCCGCGTTATCCTGCGGCTGTTGCTGATTGAGAAGAAACCCTATCGCGGCACCAATCCTTTGTTTTTTATTTTCCCACGAAATAGGACATAAAGAGGCTTGTTCTAAACCATTAATAATTATTTCAAGTTTATTCATCGTCTTTCTCCGGCTTCACTCGATAAGTCACATGCGGCTCTAGATAGTATGTTCCAACCCAAGCATTACGCGGGATGCACCAACGCTGAATTTTAGCGCCCTGGTGGAACGCCCACGCCACGTCTTTAAATTCTTCCTCTTTCATGTCAGTCATTGGTTTTCCTTTGGGTTATAGACATAATCAGTTTGAGAGGCGTCTATTTCTCCGCTTACTGTAATTTTTATTTCGTCTGGCCCTTCGTAAGTTAGTACGGATAATGATGCTTCATTTTTCTCACTAGCAAAAAAAGTGCGTCCTTCTCCAGAGAAAATTGTATAAGTTCCGTCTTTAAGCTCAATGCTTGCTTTCCCATCCTTGGAATAAACGATCTGCCTATCTTCAGTTGGCATTTTGATATGTTCAATGTTTTCAGTCATCGTAAAGCACCTCCCACATTTTGGCATTGTGCGCCGGTATAATTAATTTCGACCCGTCAGTTTTTAAAATATGAATTCGATCATAATACCCAGACAATCCCTGACCATCTGTTATTAATAAAATTTCCTTGGCTGGACTGTATTCATCCTTAACATCAAAACAAGGCGAGGCATTATCGAACCGCCATACAGATTTAAGTGATATTGATTCAGTCATCGCCTCGCCTCCATTTGATGAATCTCGTCCTGCCTTTGAAGCTCGTAAAATCCTACCGCCGTAATGCAACAGCCAAGGATCAAACAGATCAACACGGCTTCTAAAAACTCTTTCTTTTTATTTCTCTCGATTATTCTCATTTTCCGTCTCCCTATAATCCTAGTTGAAATTCTGCTTCAGATTGATGTCCTAAGCTCGCAACACTTGCATCTGTATCGGCTTGAACCTCTGCCAAATGATCCGCGCAACCGTATTTGTTAAAATACATGCTTCTATGCGTGGCTTTATTTTCGCAGAAGCTACATTTCGGCCCGCGCTGTTTTGCTCTTAGTTTTCTCATTTCATTCCCTTCCTATAATTCGATTATCTTAACTGTGATTTGCTTTCCATCTCCGCCCCAAATTGAGATATGGAATTTTCCGACGACTTCCCATGAAACAGCATTGTATCGAGAACGACCTTCCGCTGCGTAATCTGATTCGAATTTCTTTAAATATCTAACCGCTAAATGCATATGATTATCGCAGTCTATAAATAAAACTCTGTGCATTTCATTTCTCCCTTTTAAGCGTCTCTAATGAACGTCTAGCTATATTCTGGTTAAATGCTACCTTAAAACTCCTAAAGTGCACCCACCCCCATTTGAAGGGGTGCCCTTGCGTCATATTGGTGATTCCTAGGGGCTTATTTTTCACTGTACGTCTCCTATTCAGAATTCATGAAGTTATTTTTTTTAACACCGTCCATGAAATTAAATCTTTTTTTGGTGCCTTCTCTCTCGTCCAACATTTTTTTTATCATCAGCTTCATACCGTAACGCGCCCTATATTCTAACCAGCATAAATCCCTGATTTGAGCAACCGTGGGGCTAAAAACTTCACACCTAATCCAGGTGTTAAAGGCGTCAGCGATAATATCCGCAGGGAATTCTGCTAACTGTTCTGCAAAAACAGCCGATCTAAGTTTAATATCTTCGCTGGATTCATTTCTGCTTTTGCAAGCTAAGTCAGCTTTACCGTACTGGGCAGCAATAAAAGCAGGCTCACAGGGTTTGCAGGTATAAGAAACGATATCATAAGCTTTTTGCAAATCTTCAATTGGAGCCACTTCCTTGCAACTAGTCAGTTCCACTCCGATCTTGTCGCATTCCTTGTTTAATTTCCATTTCAGCAATCGCCTCACGGTGCGCGGCAGCGCGGCTGGTAGGTGCTTGGTTACTAACATTGCGTTTCCCGCCCGTCCCGCTTCCATTAATTCGGCTGGTAGGCTCGCCATTGAATTTGATATCTTGGTTAACCCATGTTCGCCACTTTGCGTTCCAATCGAGGCTTGTTGATCCTTTTCCGGCTGCTTGGATCCAGTGGTCGTAGAATCCTTCTGAGAGTGCTTGCAATTGGTCATGGGTATTTCCTTTCTTGTTTGCGTATTCGATATCTTTTTGTGTTAGTGCCCAATCTTCAGAAATTCGAGTGCCATTTTTCGGCTTTTTGGGAGATACGTTAGTATCTTCTTTTTCTATACTCTCCTCTTCTCTCCTCTCCTCTCCTCTAGGTGCGTTACTAACGCATTCGTCACGCGTTACGGTGTTCAATGATTTCCTATACTTAGAAGCTCTTTTTTTTCCATCTTTTCTTTTCTCAAAAGAACAATTTAATTCCTCTTCGCATCTTTTATGAATAAGTTTTCCTTTTTTGGGTGTGAAAAACTGTCTAACATTTACGGAAACAGAGGACCAAATTTGAGGATCTACACCCACTATAGAGGCAAGTGCATTTTCATTATCTGGAAGCGGTTTTTCATGGTGCATATAATGGTCGATAAGGAGCTTATAGGCCCCATGCTCGGAAAGAGTTAAATGCCACGTATCATCTCGATAATCTGCTGGATATGACTTGAACCAGTCCATATTAAGCGTCCTTCAGCCAGAAATCATCACCCAGATCATCAATTGATTTAAGTAGATTTTTATGAACCGATTCTAGTTTTTTGAATTTATCTCTCAGGCTAGATAATTCATCACCTTCCTGAATCAATTTAATTCTGGATTTCATAGCTTGCCGAACGGCCCAAATCGGAGTTTGCTCATTAAAAGGAACCCCCAGCGCGCTAGCAGCGTCCTTGAACATCTCTCTTATCTGATTTTCCACGTCTGATTGTCTTCCAGCGGCAGACACCTTTAAACGTTCTGTATCATCTCTATCTCTTTGTATCTGTTTGTAGGCGGCTTCATGGTCATTAATAAACTCCGCAACAATTTTACCATACTTTTCACCAATAGCTTTCATTGCCTTCTTATCAGCTTCCCATAATGTCGGGCTATAATGGCGAGTAGTATAATTTTCACGCTGTTCATGATGCCTGTTGATGCCATCAATAAGCATTTTAAGCATAACCTCAGTGGATAGT